GTGATTTAGATATGGTGTCAAAAATGGATTATGGGAAAATCAATCGATGACAAAAGGCCGACCACCAAAGCCAGTCGCTGAGCTGCAACGATTGGGCACTTACAGACATGACCGACACCAGCCAGACGTGGCTGCCAATATGCCAGTGGCAAACGGTGCTTTCGGTGAAGATTCGCAACTGCTCGAAGTCTTTGACCGCGTGATGAATGAAGGCATCGGTTGGTTGAAGGCAACCGATGAACCGACTCTGTTTCTACTCAGGCGGCTGCTGATGGAAGCCGACGATTTGAACGCGGCAGTCAAGGCTGACAATTCTTTGCGTAGAGATTTGCGAGATGTGACGAAACAAATCATCATGCTGCTAGCGGCATTGGGCTTCGACCCCACTTCACGCTCACGTTTGGGCATCGCCGAAGTCAAAGCACGCAGCAGGCTGCAAGAGATTCAAGACCGTGCCAGACGCGCCAACGCATAGGGGCTGGCCGCCAGCGATTCTGACCCCAGTGCCGCCAGAAGATTTGGCGCGTTCGAGTGGGTTGATTGTCTCTGACTTCATCGAGTGTCTGTCTCAGACCAAAGACACGGTGGCAGGTCGAGTAGGTCAGGCACTAGAACTTCGTGACTGGCAGAAAGATTTGCTGATTCACCTATTCGCGAAACGCGAAGACGGCAGATTCAGGCATCGAACCGCGCTGGTGGGAATGGCACGCAAGAATGGCAAATCAACCATCGGTTCGGGAATCGCTCTGTATTCGCTTTTTTGTGGCGTCGATGGTGGCGAAGTTTTCTCAGCGGCAGCCGACAAAGACCAAGCACGCATCGTGTTCAATCAAGCGAAACAGATGATTGAGTCGAACCCAGAGCTATCGGAACAGGCGAAACTTTACCGCGATGCGATTGAGATACCTGCCACAAAATCCGTCTATCGGGTTCTAAGTAGTGAAGCGTTCACCAAAGAAGGTCTGTCACCGACTCTGGTGGTCTATGACGAACTTCATGCCGCGCCGAATGACGAACTATTCAACGTGATGCAACTCGGTTCAGCTGCAAGGCGTGAGCCGTTATTACTCGGTATCACCACAGCAGGCGTGAGATATGACCAGACAGGTCTTGAATCGACGTGCTTCCGATTGTGGCAATACGGTCAAAGGGTCGCCATCAATGAAGTTGATGACCCTACATTCTTCATGGCTTGGTGGCACGCGCCACTTGACGCAGACTTTCGTGACCCGATGACTTGGCAGGCAGCCAATCCCGGCTTCGGTGATTTGAATGACCCAGAAGACTTTGAGTCATCTATTCGTCGCACACCAGAAGCAGAGTTTCGAACCAAACGAATCAATCAATGGGTTAGCAGCCGTCAGATTTGGCTGCCTACTGGGTCATTCGAGTCATGCGCCACAGAACAAAAAGAGCCACCAGAGATGACTGAGATTGTCATCGGCTTCGATGGTTCATTCTCTGGTGATGCATCGGTGATTGTCGGCTGCACCACAGAAGCCAAACCGCATCTATTTCTAATCAAGGCATGGGAACGACAACTGACTGACCGCGAAGACTGGCGCGTGGACATCGGCGAAGTCGAACAGACAATCATCGAGACCTGCAAGAGATTCAGCGTTCGTGAAGTGGTCTGCGACCCCTACCGCTGGCAGCGCTCAATGCAGGTTCTAGCAGATGAAGGCTTGCCAATCGTGGAATATCCATCGACCAGCGCAGCCAGAATGGTCAGAGCTTGTGCCAAGTTTCGTGATGCGGTCATGGATTCGACTTTGACGCACGACGGTTCACCGACACTGGTACGGCACATGAATAACTGTGTCGTGCGCTCGGACAGGCTTGGCCCGCGAGTGGTCAAAGAACATAAACAATCTTCGCGTAAGATTGACGCTGCTGTGGCTGCAATCATCGCTTTCGATAGGGCGACGATGACTCAGCAGCAGACCGAAACCATCGTGCCTGCATTTTTCTCGGTTTAGGAGTGACATGAGAATCTCGACAATCGTTCAAATCGCTGGACTGACCATCTTCACCGCTGGCATTTTCTGGTTTTCGTTGCCGTTAGGGGTTGCCATGTTTGGCGGCTTACTCTGTGTGATGGGCATTCTGATTGAGAGAGACGGCAAGTAATGTTGGCGAGACTATTCGGACAGGGTGAGCAACGCGCCGTCTCATTCCAATCCATCTGGGGTGCTGGGGATTCTTTCTCATTCACCACTGACGCCGGCACGAACATCACCCAGCGCAAGTCTCTGGAAATCACCACCGTTTACGCATGCGTTCGTCTAATCGCCGACACGGTTTCAACACTGCCAGTCGATGCTTTCAGGCGCGTGCAAGGCAACCGAATACCACTGCGACCCAAACCGACTTGGATTGATTCACCAGATATTGAAGTAGCAGTCACTCGCTCTGAGTTTTACCAGCAACTTATGGTCTCACTACTTCTGGACGGCAACGCATTCGTGCGTGTGTTTAGAGATGGTCAGGGAATCATCGGCTTGACCGTGCTTGACCCGACAAAAGTGCAAATTGAAATGGTTGGCGCAAATCGCCAAGTGACGTTCTACTACTCAAACGAAAGAGTCAAGTCAGCCATTCCGCGTGACGAAATGATTCACATAACCGAGATGAAATTGCCGGGTCACCTTCGCGGAGTCTCACGAATCGACCAAATCAAAGAATCACTTGGACTGGCAGCGGCTCTGCAAGAGTTTGCCGCGAGATTCTTCGGGCAAGGTTCGACCACTAGCGGCTTGATTGAGTTTCCGGGTCAGTTGAATCAAGAGCAGGCCAAGTCTTTGGTCGATGCTTATGAGCTGGCGCATCGCGGCTTGAAAAAGTCACACAGACCCGGTGTGCTTTCAGGTGGTGCGAAGTTTCAGAAAACTGGCGTAGACCCGAATGAAGCACAGATGCTCGAAAGCAGAGAGTTTGCCGTCGAAGAAATAGCCAGAGTGTTTCGTGTGCCGCTGCACATGCTGCAAGTCGCCAAACCCGGCGCAATGTCGTATGCGTCAGTTGAATCGAATGCAATCCAATTCGTAACCTACACAATCAGGCCGTATCTGGACAAAATTGAAAGCGCATTCACACGTCTGTTGCCTGCCGATGCATTCTTGCGCTTCAATGTCGATGGTCTGTTGCGTGGCGATATTCAGACACGTTATTCGGCTTATTCGACTGGACTTCAATCAGGGTTTCTAAGCATCAATGACGTGCGAAGACTCGAAGACCTAAGACCTGCTGATGGTGGCGATAACTACCGCGTGCCGTTAGCAAACATCAACATCGATGGTGCGAATCTGGTGGACATGGACAAACGCGCAACAATTGCGAACAAACTCATAGTTTCTGGTTTCAATCCGTCAGAAGTCTTGGCTGCCGTCGGTTTGCCAGAGATTCAACATACTGGCGTGCCGTCAGTGCAGTTGCAGAACATCGCACAACTCGACCCAGTCAATCCGTCAGCAGCCTATGAGGTGGAGTAATGGCGGAACTAACATCGAATCAATTCACACTAGGCACAGGAGTCGCCACACAAATCGTGCCATTCCATAACGCACCACAAATGGTCACGATTCATAACCAAGAAAAAAACGCTGGTCGCTACATCTTTCTTGGTGGCTCGAATGTCAGTGAAGCCAATGGCACTCACATTGACCATTCAGAGACCGAACATTTCACACTTCTGCCGGGTGCGACCATGTGGGCGACCACGAATTACGAAGGTTTGAATTGTGGCGTGATTAGGCAGACTTTCTAATGCCATATTTCATCACCGATGAATCGCCAGAATGTTCAGGCTGGGCGACAATCAAGGAAGATGGTGAAGTCATCGGCTGTCATGACACCAAACAGGCAGCCATCGACCAAATGGTGGCTGTCAGCATCGCAGAAGGCATGGAACCCGGTGGCGAAAGATTGAAAATGAAGAAACCGAAAGGCTACATGCGTGCCCTGCCAGATAACTATCGCCCATCACTCTCACCAGACGTGCCAGATGGTCGTGCATGCGGTAACTGTTATTTCTACGACGAAAGCGACGTGCAGGGTGAGCGTGCATGGTGCGAAAAATGGAATGCCTACGTTCACGGTCACTTCTATTGCAACGCATGGCAGCCAGACGTCGAAGAATCCAGACAGACAGGCGCATCGACACCAGCACCAAAAGAAGACCAAATCACTGGCAGCGAACAAAACGAACCCGGCAGCGCATCGGGTGCAGGCGGTGATATTGAAGTCAGCGAATCGACGCGCACGGCACTTCAAAACAAAGTCAGTGAACATAACGAAGAAATGGAACGTCAAGACAAACCATCATGGACTAGAACCACGCTCGGTCAGCTTCTGGCCGTCTATCGACGTGGGGCAGGTGCTTACTCACAAAGCCACAGACCCGGTGTCACTCGCGGCGCGTGGGCAATGGCAAGGGTCAATGCTTTTCTGTATCTACTTCGCAACGGCAACCCAGAGAATCCGAACTACATCACCGACTTCGACCTATTGCCACAGGCTCACCCAAAATCGACGCGCCAACTGTCTGCCGAAGACCTATCACCGCCACAATACATTCGTGACGCCGCATCGAAGGGCTTGGAGTATTACGCCGAAGGTCTTGCAGGCGATGGACTGGTAGCGGCAACAGTCAGGGAAGCAAGGGCAATGGCACGCGGCGAAGTGACAGAAGACAAAATCATCAGGGCGAATGCATGGGGCGCACGCCACGCGCCGGATTTGGACGCACCAAGAAACTCGAACGCAGATGATGAAGGGTTTCCCGGTGCTGGTGCTGTGGCTCATTATCTTTGGGGCATCGACCCATTGAATCCGATGCCAGCAAGAAACTGGTTCGAGCGTAAAGCCGACCAGATAAAGGCAGAGCGTGTAGCAAATCCAGCATTCATCGCTAATATGTTCAGGCAGGAACTGGGGGAGTCTATGACACCAAAGATTGAGCAGCGCGAAGTCGCGTTGGCAGATATTGAGATGCGAAAGACTGACGAAGATTCTGACTTCATGTCATTTCGTGGCTATGCAGCAGTGTTCAACTCAATGAGCGAAGACATGGGCTTTCGCGAGATAATCAGGCCGGGTGCTTTCACCAAGAGTCTCAAAAGCCGCAATGCGATTCGCATGTTTCTAAATCACAATTCAGACATAGTGCTGGCGTCGAGTCGTGCCAAGACGCTTCGTTTGCAGGAAGACGAACGCGGTTTGTTGGTTGATGCCGACTTGCCAGACACTTCGGCAGGCCGTGATTTGAGCGTCTTGATGCGTCGTGGTGACGTGGACTCCATGAGCTTCGGGTTCAGCGTGCCCAAAGGCGGCGATTCTTGGTCTGATGACGGAATGACTCGCACACTCAATCAGGTCAGACTGCATGAAGTCTCTGTGGTGACCGGCTTTCCAGCCTACAAAGACACAGTGGCACAGGTGCGTTCGTTCGACGTTCTGGCTGAGCGAACCAATACCAATGCAGACGAACTGGCCGAAGCTATAACGTTGCTCGAAAACGGCAAAGAGTTAGACGATGCGAAGGCTGATTTGCTTTCAGAAGTCGTGACCAAACTAAGGGCAACGCCTGCCGAAGTGGTCAATTCACTTGACGTCAAGCGCAAACATTTGGAACTGCTAGCCAAAACGCTCTGAACGTTCTAGCATCATCGCAGGTGTAAGCGGAGCCGCTGACCTATTCGTGCGCGGAGCCGCGTCGAAAAATCCCCATATTCCCTGCGTAACTAAATGAAAGGTAGCCAAATGGACTACTTGAAGAAGCAGGCAGAAGAGCGTGCTAAGGCATGGGAACAGGCAAAAGAATTGCTTGACCGTGCTGCCGGCGAAAACCGCGACCTAACTGCCGAAGAGAATGAGACTTACGGACGCATCACCGCTGACATTGATGAGCGTGCTGCCGTAATCGCTCGAATCACCGCTGACATGGAACGTGAGGCACGCGCTGCCGAAGCCATGAAAGGCGTTGAGTCACAGGTTCGTGACATTGAAGTGCCGGAGTCTGGCGACAGCGACATGCTTCGCAAACTTGTGCGTGGCGAAGTGCGCTCATACACGATTGAGCGACGCGACATTGCCAAGACCAGCACTGGCACGCCGCTTGACATCACTCTGTTCGACCAAATCTTGCTTCGTGCCCGTGAAGTCGGCCCGATGCTTGACCCGAA